AAGTGACAGCGGAATTCACAGTTACCGGAGTTCCACTTACAGTCACTACAGAAATGTAGTTACCTTGGGCTGAACCTGTGCCTGTTGAACAAATCAACTGCATTCCGGGCTGGATTGCAGTATTGGCCGCAGTCAATGTCACAGTTGTGCTTGAACCAGAGGTAGAAGCAGTAGCAGAAACAGAGACGGCAGTATCTTGCACCAAGCTAACTACACGGAAAGGCAACAATGTTGCAATGCGTGTGTTACCAGAAGTACCAGAACTAACAACTGCACCAGACACGGCCATAGCTGAATCACCAGTTGTGGTATTACCTGCTGTACCTGTAACGGCATACATATTAGTACCAACAAAAGTTTGATTAACATAACCAATGGTAGACGCTGTATTGGACAAGGAAGTACCTTGAGCAACCACGGCGGCTTTAAACACAGTGCGGGGATCATCAATAACGTAGCCAACGGCATAGTTAGACGATGTGCTTGCGGGCCAGTACTGACCGCGAACGATCTGACTGGATGAGTTTGTATACTCTGCACCAACAAAAATGCCCAAAGTACCAGCTACTGGAGTAGCAGGCGACGATGCGGCAGACATGGTGGTGGCAACAATAGTACCGCCAGAGAGTTGAACAATGTCGCCATTGAACAATGATGTACCATAAGCAGTAGCAATGGGATACATGCGGGTTGACCCTGCGTAGGGTAGACCGCCGAACTCACTGACCGCTTTAAACCCGTATGGAGCGGGAATAATTGGATAAGCCATTTAGGACTCCTGAATTAAATTATCTTGCGCCAAATCCAGCACCGCGAGTCGTCGTAGATGTTCTCTCCGAAAACTTGCGCATCCTGGGATCACTGTCTTTCATGAAACTGTTGTCCACTGATTCCATCTGATCTGCTGCTTGCTTGGCATAATAACGCTTGTAGGCCTCGAAGTTTTCTACTGTGTTTTTGCACAAAATCAAACCACCGACTTCTACGTTGCCTTCATTATTCCCATCAAGCATCAACTCAGGATGGTCTGCCGCCTTTACTGGCTCCCAACCGTCACGTCTCATGCGAGACAATCTGGTGTGATCCGCCTTGCCTAGTATGTGCGTCATAATGTAACGATACACATAACCTGGCTCGGGTGTAGGGTCAGGCAATTGGCTCGAGGGTTTGTATTCCACACGAACCTCTTTATCACGGGTTTCAATCTCACGAGTTTTCTTAACATCAACCATTTTGTGCCTCCAATTTCTGTTGTTCAAGGTAATACTTCTTAGGATCAAGATTAAATTTCTTCACTAACGCAGCTTGCGTCGGTGTTAATTGAACCTTTTTCACGCCAGAAGATCGTGACGCTGGAGCAACTACATTCGAAGGACGCTTTGCGGCTTGTGCCGATTTTTGTTCGCCGAAAACTTCCGGGAACGTGTTTTTGATGCGTGAATCTATTTGTTGATAGTATTCATCGGAGCGCGGGTCTACACCCGAATTGACTAGTTTTTGATGCAGCCCTAGCGCAAAGCTGGTAACTTCTTCAAACCCATTAGAACCAAACCACTGGTTTTTTGCCTGCCAGCGCAGGGATTTTTCGTCTGGTTGTACAGATTGAGTCTGTCTAGGTTGAGTTTGTACCGTATTTTCTCGCTCTTGTAAAGCAGGACGGTAATTTTTTAACGATTCAATACGCCATTTGGCATCAGTTAAAGCCTCTTGAGCCGCAATAATGGCATCAGTATCGTAGGCTTCTTGAGCTTCTTTATACTGTTTTCTTGCCGCTATTAGGTCTGATTCAGCTTTTTCTTTAGCAGAAGTGGCTATGTATTGATGGCCAGCCTGGACGTTGCTTTTAAGAGACTTGTTTTCCTCTAAAAGTTGTAGCGTTAGGCTCTCCAGTTCTTGTTTCTCACGCATTGCTGCTTCGGCTTTGCGCCTTTCATCGTGTCTAGCATGAGTCAATTCTTTGATTCTGCTTTGAACATTCTGTGAGTAACTCGCAATTTCGTCGTCGGTAGGATCGGCAACTTCCTTGTTTAATGGTTGTTTACCTTTGTCCCGTTCTGGTGTGTCATCGACAATTTCAATCTCAACCTCATCATCAATCTCAATTTCGACTGGCTGGGTATCATCAATTTCATCGGGAAACTTAAATTCGCTCATGGTTTTCCTTTATGCACGGCTTATGCCGCGTGGGTCTTCAACAACAGCATCGACTTGGTCATCATTGATGAGCCTAAACTCTTTGCCGAATATTTTGAATCGCGTACCAGAATAGGTACGGGTTAGCACAAAATCTCCAGGTTTACACCACGCACCGGTGGGGTACTTTGCTGGGTCTTTATATGCGTCGGTACCAACTTTCAACACAAACAATACGGTTGTAGCGTGTTGTTCTTGTGCCGCAAATTGGGATGGGCGTACCAAATCCAGCTCGGTTCCATCGATTTTGTCGGAAATGTCTGGCACTCCGCAAAGAATCTTGTAGCCGGTTGGCTCTGGTAGTACAGTGGCCTTTTCTTCATTTGTTGCATCCTCTTGTGGGGCCTCCACAGGTTGGATGGTTTCTGGCATTGAGACGCCAGCTGGCAAAATTAAATCACTCATCTTCTTCACTTTCTTTTAGCAGGTCTAGGAGGTAACGCTCTGCAATGGCCAGACCTGAAATAAGCCCGCAGAGTTTTTGATATTCTTCGAAAGAGCGGCAAGAACCACCAGCCATGTCATCGGCATAGTTGTTCATGTCGGTGCGTATTTTTTCGCGCAATACGCGTGCGAAGTCTTGAATCATTTCTGTCCTTTATTTTGTGCTGCCAGTTGCGCTCTGTGTTTTGCCATCTCGGCTCCCACTTGAATGCCCTTTTGTCTGTCTTGCGCGGCAGTTTGATTTCTGTGTTTGGCAACATCAACAATCGTATTGAGTGCTGATTGTTTCTCTTGTGAATCGATCTGGCTTTTGTGTTTGGCCATATCGATACCGGCTTTGTAAGCGCCTAGCTGTTGATCGCCAGCAATTTTTTGTTGCTCGAGCTGTAGTTTTGCTTGAGCAATTTGCGCTTCCATCTGGGCCTTTTGAGCTTTGATTTGAACTTCTTGTTGTGCAATTTGCAGTTCTTGCTGTTGCATTTGTAAAACAGGGTCTTGCGCTTGCTGTTGGGCCTGCTGTTGAGCGGCCTGCGCCTGGTGTTGTTGGGCAACTTGTTGGGCTGCTTGTGCCAGCATCCCAGACAATGCAGTCTCGAGCTGGGGAGTCATCTTCTCATCCTCTGGCGGCATAGCCATTCCGAGTTGTTCCTCAACTTGTTGACGATACATATATCCAGCGTGTTCACCCATGTGGGCCTGAAGAGCCGCCATGATTTGGTTAGCCCGTGGATTTTGTCCAATGATTCCCATAATGACTGGGTCTTGCATCATGGATTGGTGGACTTTAATATGAGCCTGATGATTCTGGAACAAAAACGCTTTTAGCGGTTTGCCTTTAAGCGCCGCTTGATTCTCAGATACAGGGTCTGAAGGTTTCTGATCATCTGGTAAAGGTACGAGTTTGTCCGCATTTTTAATTCCTAAAACATCCAACATTGATCGGTGCAGTTGTGGAAGATCATAGATCTGTGGCGCCATTTGGGCCATCTGGATCACTGCTTGATACTGCACTACCCTTTGTGAAAGAGTAGCCGCATTAGGATCAGAAACAGGAATAATGTCTACTTTATCGTAGTCTGCCTTCTTAGACTTCCTGCCGCCATACTCTGGGTCGTAGGTATAGTCTGGGTCGGTATAGTCCCTGATGATGTTCTTTAAGAGTTTTAACTCTTGCTTTAAAGCAAAGTGTGTGCGGGCTTGCACTGCACTTAACACTTTAAGTTGTCTCTCTAGTAGAGCTAGAGTAGTTCCTACGGGTGTCTGGGCAGACATGTCGGACACACTCATATCGGCAGTAGCAGCAAATCTGCGGCCTTCTTCTACGATGTTATTGAGTAGTGTATAAAGAACTTGGCTGGGTTCTTTGTAGGGTAAAGGAAGAATAGAGTCGCGGATATTTCCGGACGCTACGTCTACATCCCTGAACTCTCCCGGAGCAATTGGGGTATCATCGCCCTTAATGCGCAAGCCCCTGGACTTGAGTCCCCCAGGCAGGTTTGATAGAGTTCCTGCATCAATGAGCTGTCGCATGATGCTGGTGGCAGATTTAGCAAACCCGCCAATGAGGTGGAACAATCCGAACCCGTAAGCGCCAAAGCCGGGTATGTATTGATAGTGGACAAAATGCTGTCTCTTGAGGTTGAGTTTATCGCCTTCATTCCAATTTCTCCTTATGGATAAAATATCATGAGTACCCTTAATTAAGGTGACAACATAAGGAACCATAATTCCTGTTTCATCACCCTCCTCATCAACATCTTCGAAACCTTCCAACTCAAGATCAACGTGGCACTCATAAAGAGTGTAGCGCTCATCATTCAAATCACTAAACCCAGTCTCCTTGTCCTTGGCCATCTGGATATCTTCTCTGGCGCGGCTAGGGTCTGGTAACTCTATGTCTCTATAGAATCCGGCATTTTGTAGCTTAACAATCTCGTTCTTGGTCTTGCGCATGACGTGCGTGACCCTGTAACAAGTATCCATATCTGTAGTCCCATAAGGAAGAATAATATCTTCGGCAGGGATGAACATGGAGACTTGACGGCCTAGATTGGGGTCGTAGTAGACTTTCTTAAATGCAGAACCAGTCGCAGGCAAAGACCAAAGCATGCGCTCGTGTTCTGGCCTGAACTCCTTCATGACTTCGGTCAACTCGTTGTTCATGTCGTCTTGGACATTGATCGATATCTCTCGAGTCTCGTTGGTCTCTTTGCCGATGATCTTGCTGCGGACTGGTCCTTGGGCGGGGAAAGTCTCGGTGATCATCTCAGACTGAAACCTAACCACCGCCTCTGTGATCATGGGGTGAAAGACCCCTGATGCGCCGTCCCAGGGTTCTGTTCTTTCTTCTATATGCAGGCCCAACAATTTAAGGCCCTCTGTATAAGCCTTCTCCCAGTCCTTCCTGGAATTCTTGTCTTGGTCGATACTTCTGTCTAAGTCACCAGCCAATGTAGCCAAAGCGGCTTCACTAACCTCTTCTGCCAAGTTATCACTAAAGCCCTCATCACTTGCCTCTATATCAATCTCAAGGTCGCCTGCTTTTATATGTACTGCCTCGGGGTCTACAATTTCAATTTCGACAGGCTCTTGATCTTGAGCCAGGCTCTCGAGTCCAGTTGGGGCTTGGTTAAGTGATTTGTCTATCATGATGTTCCTTAAATTAATTTCCAATTACCTGATGAATAATGTTGCGGCATTGCAACCCCACCGGACTTGTTACCTGAATCTTGTTTCATATAGCTCTTTAATGATTCCAACATTTTGAGTTGGTCTTTGTTGTATTTCATTTCATCGTTGGCTTCTTTTGGCCATTGATTTAATAAATATCCTCGCATTGCAGAGTCTGTTCCGTTTTGCACCGCATCTGCGGCCGGCCTGCCTTCGTCCATTGTTTGCTTAAAATCACCAGAAACTGTAGCAAGTGTAGCAAGTTGCTTTGCAGTCATTGAATCTATTAAATTTTTTCTAGTTTTGTTTGCAATGGGATCGACATGCATTAATTCGCCAGCCAAGTCGTGATGGGTAAATTCATTGGGTTTGCCTATCATCACTCCGACTCTATCAATGGGAAATTCTTTTGGCCTTGTAGCGTTTGGAGCGCCGGGCTCATTTTGGGGCCATGTTTCAGCGTAGTCTTCCCCTGCATTTCCAACCATTACGATAGGATTATGTTTTGCAATAAATGGGTATTCTTCAACAGCTTTACTCATTAAATTGTTTATATAATCATCCATCTCAATCCTTAATAGTATGAGGCTCTACGACGATAGGAAGACGGTTCGTCTTTCTCGTCAGAATTTAATGACAAAAACCCGCCCTTTCTGAATCTCAGCAATGCTTGGGTTGTTGAGTCCACAAGGTCATCATGGTCTGAGTTAGGGAATGCGGCCAATTCTTCAATTACTTCATCCGCCCATCTGGTAGGCGGTGCCCAGACCTTTCCGCTTGCAAAAAGATCAGACACCGAATTAATCCTGACCATCTTATCATTTCCCCTGCTGGGCGTAAACTCTTGTACAGGTATACCCATCGCCCTTAATTCATAAATAAGAGGTGCTCCGGATGCCTTTGCCTCTACGATAAATGCATCTGGCTCCCAGTTTCTATACTCTTCTAACGCTACCTGCTTGAGTTCCGGGAACTCCATCCGTCTTTTAAATGCATCCAACAATATGACATGTGGGTCTCGGACGTTCTCGTTGAGATAAAACACTCCCCATGTCGTGCATGCAGAGTAATCGCTTCGTTCGTTCTTAGTAAAGGCGGTATCCCAAGATTGGATTACATACTCACATATTGGGACTTTATCCTCTTCCCATATCTTCCACCACTCCCGCTTTACGATAGCCCCCTCTTCCGAGGTTGGGGACTGCATGTACTGGGCATTCCATTTCGCAACGGGGAGTTCAGACTTGAGGGCTTCTAGTTCTTCTAGCTTCCAGAATTCCGGCCATAAAGGATTTCCGCTTGGCATAATTGCCGGTAGCTGTATGACCTCCCACTTCTCGCCATCCCTGTCGATCATGGACTGGATGATCTTGCCCGTCAGGTCTTTCTTGGCCCATCGGGTCATCACCACCACAATAGCCCCTCCAGGCTGTAGACGCTGGCGAGGACCAGATGTGTACCATTCGTATACTTTATCGAAGACAGTAGGGTCTCCTTGAGCTAAAGCTGCTTCTTGTTCCGAGTGTGGGTCATCGATAATCAGCAGGTCGGCACCTTTACCTGTTACTGTACCGCCAACACCGATAGCGAAATATTCACCATTCTTATTGGTTGACCACCGTCCCGCGGCCTTAGAGTCAGACCTTAAATTCACAAATGGAAATATCTTATGATAAGTCTCGGAGGCTACTAGGTTCCTCACCTTGCGTCCAAATCCAACAGCCAACTCGGCAGTATTAGAGGTTTGGATGATCTTCTTCCCCGGGTATTTACCCAAAAACCAGGCCGGCAGTAGATAAGACGCAAACTCAGACTTGGTATGTCTAGGCGGCATATTGATAATAAGACGCTTTAATTTACCACTGGCGATCTCTTCAAACTTCTCTGCCATCAACTCATGATGTCTTCCATGTATAAACCCAGGCCACATCTCCCCAACAAACATCATAAAGTCATCGGCGGCTTTTTCTACGTTGAGGCTCTCTTTGTACACCTCAAACATATCCCACATCTCCTCCGCCAACTCTGGAGGCATATTCTGTATAGCAGCTTCCATCGCTTCTATATTCATTCAAGCTCCCTAAACTTTATATACACAGGCCGAACACTTCTGTCTTTATTCGCGAGCTTCTTACAAACCCCAATCTTACACAAATTGTTAACTATCCTTACAAGATTAGCCCGACCCTTATCCCCCGTCCCCCTCATGAGATCCTCGTAGGACGGCCCATACCCCATCTTCTTCCAATGCTCATCTATCACTAAGAATACATTCCTCTCTTTAGGCGTCATCTCCATCTCCATACATTCTGTCTCACTCAACCTACCAGGCCGGGCCATCGCTCTCAACTCTTTTTTAGTGTGGACATATTTTCTCTTCATAATCAACAACTTACGATAGCCCCCCAACAAGTTGACCCCTTTTTTGAAAAATATACCCCCCACCCTATTTTGTTTCAGAGAGTGACGGGGGGGGTTCCAGGTCAACAAGTTGGGGAGGGTCTATGGTATTTTCTAGGGATTGAATGAGTGGAACTGTATGCGTAGGATCCCCGCCCGCCTCGCTCGCCGGCGCGGGGGGTGCCCCGCGGGTGGGGTCGCGCCCTTCGGATATCTCTTCCAGCAATGACCGCCCGCCTGAGCGCGCCGGCTTGGCGTCCACGTCCACCACCGCCTTGATGCGCTCGAGCAGTTGCGCCTTGAGGTCTCCGCTCTTAACGTGCGTGACTGTCGTCTCTTTGCGCTCCATGAATGCGCCGACGTCATAGAGTTTACCAATGAGTTCTAGCGCCTTCATTCGCTGGGCTGGGGGGAAGTCCTCATCGATCGAGTGTTTGACTAGCTGGTGGATAAGCAGTGCTTTCAATTCCCTGGGGGTTCGCAGTTTCTCCGCCTCAATCGCGAGTCTGTAAGCATTCACCTCTTGGATCACGCGTGGATCACTGGCGAGCTTGTACG